CCACGTTTGATGAAACTGTATATGGATTTTGCAATATATGCAAAACACACAGTCCAACCGTGCAAATAACAATCAAATTCTTACTAAAAACAGACGTTAACAAACATGTGATTACAAACACAGCTATATAGAACCATTCTTCGTTTATACTTAATATTATGAACTGTCCAAATGAGACTAAAACAAAAGAATACAATAACAATGGATTATATAATATATTTTTGGGAATCATACTATATTATACCGACAAAATAGTTTCTATTTATAATTCATGTTTCTGGATTTTCTAAACTATCTACGGTGGATAAATCGGGAGACGAATCCGACGTATATTCAGGTATAGTCTCACCACCATATATATCTAAAACTTCTTTGACTACTTCTTCACGTTGTATGTCTTCTTTGTCGAATTCAAAACTCGAAATACTACTCGACCGTTTGCCTCTAAACCTCCGTAGGAAATCTTCGAGGCCATTCATTTCATCTCGTTTATCATGTTGATCTAAATCACCGGTAATGACTAACCGACTATTTTCACCCATGCGTGTTAAGAGCATTTTCATTTGAGACATGGTGCAATTTTGCATTTCATCTGCGACAATCCAAGCATTCTTAAAAGTACGTCCGCGCATGAAGCCTAATGGTGCGATTTCGATAATCTTATCTTCCAACAAGGTTTGTACTTCTTTCACGGACATGAATTGATACAAGATATCATAAATCGGTCGAATCCATGGTGCCATTTTGTCTTCTAATGTGCCGGGTAGATATCCCAGATCTTCATCCACAGATACAGACGGTCGTGTAAAGATCAATTTTTCGTACGAACCAGAGAAGAAATGTCTTATCCCATATTCCGTCGCAAACAACGTTTTCCCAGTACCTGCTGGGCCATTTGCAACGACTATTTTTTTCTGTTTGTTGCGGAGTATACTGGTGTAGATTTCTTGACTTTTGTTTTTCGGTTTTGTAAATTTCTGTTCGAATGAAGCCTTTTCGTTGTGCGACAAATACTGAAATCCGTTCCCTGCCCTTCCACCAGAATCTCCATATGTTTTATGACTTCCGTTTTCCTGGTTATGTTCGTCACGAATATTCATTTCATCTCGGATACATGTCTCAATGTATTTTTGGTTCAATCGTTTACATTTCTGCCTTTGTCTCTTCTCTTTCTTTTTAGGAAGCTTACCTACATCAGAGTCTAGTGCAGGGAAATCGGAAACCAGAAGGTTGTCGGAAATCTCCATTTATACAAACACTATATATTTTTTTCGGTCCGCCGAATCGTTACTACAGCCGAAAACAAATAATTTTGTGTAAAAAATAGCACTGTAATGAATTTCCTAAATGATTTTTTTAAAAAATATCAACAATAATCAATTTATTTAGGAATAATATCTTTTGTATGTATATAAATATGCCAGTCAGTCCATCTCGTAGACGAAATTACAGACGTGTAGGAAAACGTTCCATGTGCAGGGGAAAGAGTATTCGTGCGCCTAATAAATGCAAGAAGGTTAAGCACTGTAAAGTTGCAAGTGGCAAAAAGAGAACTTATTGTCGCAAAAAGAAGGCCGTTCGATACAGCAAACGTTCGCGTAAGTAAGTGATGAAAGATATGATAACAATGTAACAAATTGTTATGATAAAGTGATAGACGAGACAACAACAACAACCTTTTACAACTCAACATCTGTATTGAAGTAGTTATACAGTAGATTTTCTGGATTATGATTTTTTACTTCGCCGGGTAACATTTGTGCCGATTCATACATTTGTCGCAGTACATTCAATGGGGTGGTTGTACCTACTTTAATCAACCCTTGTTTCAGTAAGAACTTTTTGACGTCTTTGATAGGGGCTTGTTGTAAATCAATAGATTTCAAATTGGTTCTATTTCGTATGGTTTTGTTGGATACCAACACAGAGACACGAGGATGTACTTTTGACTTGCCTACATGAAATGTTCGTCGTAATATGCGTCTTTGTTTTTTCTGTTTTTTCGGAATACACGGGTTTGTCTCATTTTTGATTTGCATTTGTTCCATTTTGCTGATATTTTCAATACGTTCATTCAAAGTTCGTTCATACTGATCCATCGATGCAGAAGGAGGAATATTAATCAAAGGTTGTGGTGGTTTGGGAAGAGAATTTGTTTTTTGGGTTTGGTTTACCCATGTACGGTATGTTGGTAGACTGCCATTCTTTAAACACCCATATGGTTTTGGTGCAACAATATGTACGGGTGGATCTTGTGCGGATGGTATCGTCATATTATCTAAATGAATACGAGGTGGCATAGATGCAACCAAGTTATGTTTTTCCACGTGATTATGTCTCGCGGTTGGTGGATGAATAGGAATTACATTACGTATGGTTTGATTATTCATTTTCTTCAGTTTTCTGTCTCGTTTTTCTTGTGTTTTTTCGTTTACTTTTGACAGGAATTGTAATGATTGTTCAAATTCACTTTTCGGCAGATCTGTTTCTATTTGTATTTGCGATTGTATAGGAGTCGATTGTATAGGAGTCGATCGAATTGTGGATTTTGACCCTTGTTGATGATTCCGTATCATTTTCAGCAAGTTTTTTTTCAAAGTAGAATTGTTTTTGGGTTTCGGTGGCGCTTTCACTTTGATCGGGTTTTTACTTTCTCGTGGCTTTCTGGATTTCCGGGTTGCGTTTCCGGACATTTTGAATAATTCTGGATTTATTTGAATCGTTTTTCTTTCTGTTGTATCTGCCATTTAGTGAAACAATAGATATTATATATATAAACTCAACAAGTTTTCTTTATTCTCGGTATCCTTATTCTCTTTGTTTTCTTTGAATATTTTGAATCCGTCGTTCATATCTTCTATGGTAATACTTTTTTTCAAAGAAGGATCTTTCCCAAATATTCTTTGAGCATGAGACACTTTCACATACGAGAACAACAATTCCATGTCTCGTCCATTATATTTGAATTGATCTTTTTTGTCACTAAACCACTTGATATCGACATCATCCGAGCATTTCCATTTTGAGTCATTGACTATTTTCACAAATATATTCATCAGTTCTTCTATTGTGTAAGGTTCAATGTCAAACTTCCAAATGAACCTGCTTTTCAAACCAGCATTGATTTTAAAGAATGAGTTTTCCAGTTCGTTTTCATACCCGGCGATAATCATCATCAGATTGTTTCTATTATCACTGAGACATTCACACAAAGTATCAATGCATTCTTTGGAATACGATTCGTCTACAGAAAAGGAATATGCTTCGTCAAAAAACAAGACACCACCAATTGCATCATCGATCACTTTCTTGGTTTTTATCGCGGTTTGGCCTAAATAACCAGCAACCAGATCAGCACGTGTTATTTTTTTGAAATACGTTTTTTTGAGTATACCGAGTTTCGAATACATACGTCCAATTATTTTCGCAATTTCGGTTTTACCCGTTCCGGGTGGACCAGTAATAATCATATGTTTGTAATCGTCTTTGGAATCATCGAAATGTTGTATAAAATACAATAATTGGCGTAACGTCGATCGTTTCAAGGGTTTATTACCAATCATGTTGTTGAGAGACTCAAGTTCGGGTCGGATATTATGAAGTGCTTTTAGGTCAATGTTGTATTTGGTATCATCGGCATACGGATATTTGTTCAGCATTTCGAGCATATCAGAAATCGTATGTAAGGGGAAGTCAATCTGACAATACGTCTTTTCTTTTACATCTAATTTGAGTTCACCAATTGGGTTGAATTGTAGTATTTCATGTTGGTTCTGCCATGACAAGTACGGGTTTGATTTGTTATAAAACGAATAGAAATCAGTATCGGATGTTTTTGTATCTAAAGATCGATAATATTGTAAGTAATTCTTCTTGTAGTGATTTTGAGATGCATCAAACAGCTGTAAACAGTCATTTAGAGACAAATTCTTCTTGTGTTGGTATGTGTCCATTTGATGGACAAAGCTTTTAAATGGATTTTGCATGGGGCTATTTATATTAACCGGCGAATTTGGTTGCATAAATACGGGTTTGTTTATTTGATTTAGGAATTGTATTTAAACCATTGTTTTGATAAAAAATACAGGAATGTTTACAAGAATTTGTCATGATAAAATAGAAGAATATGAAGAAAGGAGTTAAGAAACAAACCCGAAAAAAGAGACAAACACAAAAAAGCAAACAGACCAAACAGACCAAACAGACCAAACAAACACAAAAAACAAACACATACACTGAAATCGAATACAACAGTAACGATGGTATGTTGACCACCGTTTGGGGTCCAGCTATGTGGCATTATCTACACACCATGAGTTTCAATTACCCTGTGAAACCAACAAACAAAGACAAAACGCATTATTATGATTTTATTGTAAAATTACAACATGTCCTTCCTTGTGGGAAATGCCGACAAAATTTGAGACAAAACTTCAAAAAATTGCCAATTAAAAAATGCGCCATGAAATCACGTTATACATTTTCAAAGTACATTTATGACTTACATGAGCTGATCAACACTATGCTTGGGAAGCGGTCTGGTCTATCATACGAAGACGTGAGGGAACGATACGAACACTTTCGATCCAGATGTTCCAAAGATTCCAAAACAAAGAAAAAGAGACAAACGCGAAAACAAAGGCTGGAAAAAGGGTGTACCGAACCCATTATAGGAGAAAAGTCAAAATGCGTTATCAATATTGTTCCAAAAACAGAGAAGGTAAATACGTTTAACATGGACAAGCGTTGTGAAAAGATTCGTGCATCTAATGTTTAGGAATTTCAATATCATTTTATATTATATAAAATTATAGGATGGACTCAAAAACGAAGAAAGAAGACAAAGTCCCATTTTGGGGGGACGACCCAAATGTAATATTAAAATTCGAATATATCATGGAGCTGTATCCATCTGAGACAATGACGTCTTCTCAAAAATTAAATGCAATCACGCGGTCTGTTATCTTACTAACCGTTGTCGGGAGTTTCTTTTCAAACCCGGTAAGGCTATTAATCATTGGATTATTCACTTTAGCAGCTGTGTGGTATTTGCATTATCACCAAACCACCACCAAACGTGTGAAATTCGAGGAGGAGGCATTTACAAATCAAGACCCGGTCAAAGAGCGTACTGTGCTACCCCAAGATCTATTTTCTACACCACAATCAAATAACCCATTCGGAAATACGATGTTATCTGATTATGACGAAGCAGATAAGAAAAAGCCAGCGCCACCTTCGTATAACAAACGAATAAATGATCATATTGTTACACAAGCCAAGCAAGCAATTATGGACAACAATCCAGAACAGCCCCATATCACAAATCGACTATTTTCTGGATTGGACGACGATCTAGCATTTGAGCAATCTATGCGTCCATTTTATAGTATGCCTAGTACTACAATACCAAATGACCAGCAATCGTTTGCCGAGTTCTGTTATGGTAGTATGATATCTTGTAAGGAAGGGAACGAATTCGCGTGTGCCAGAAATATGACACGACACACAAATATGTGAATGGGAATGGGAATGGCAATGGCAATGGCAATGGGAATGTGAATGTGAATGGGAATGGGAAGACTTTAGCAAATGATCATCCAGGGTCAAATAATAATTTTACTATGATAATTTACAATAATATTTTACTATAGTATAATAAGATGCTTTCGCAACAAATGAGTTACGCTTTTAACAATATGGGACGAATCGGAAATGATTCCTCAGACCAGTCTCAAAAAACGGTACAAAATAATCAATTTTTAAATACAATGTTAACGAATCACTTTAGCGGACAAGTGTCCGACAACCACATCCAGTTTGCTACTTCCCATCACGGTGTAATGGTCAACGGAGTCAATGGTGGTTCTGGTATCAACGGGTCTGTAGTAGATGCGGAATCTAGTTTGTTGATGAAAGTCGGACAAGAACGTCCCTACGAAAAGTTGGTTTTACAAGAACGTCCTTTTTTAACCGTTCCCTATTTAGGAAAAGGGTCTGTAGATCCTACTCTTGAATCACAGCTAATGCAAGGCGAGACTATCCGCGGCAAAAAGAGTGTTTGTACTGTTATGGAACGGAACTTTAACAACATTGCTGATTATCCTTTAGATGATCGCAAACGCGCAAACGCAAACACAGTGGAGGAAATGGCATTGGCTGGATGGACACGTGGAGGTAAATCTACCCGAGAATCTGGTGAACAATACTTTAGTCAAAAATCGAAGCCATCTGATTTGAGTTTCTAATTCGTTTATTTTAGGTGATATGTGAAATAATATGTAAGTGTAGTATATATTATGGCACTACAAGGAATCGAATCTTTCAGTTCTGAATATCAATCTGCAGGACAATCTGCAGGACAAACCACAGAGCAATCTCAAGGACAAACAACAGGTGGTAGACGCAGGCGCAGAAGATCGCAGAAAAGCAAACGCAAGAAGTCACAAAAACGTAAACAGTCTAGAAAACGTAGAAAGTCTCAACGCAAAAGACGTTAAATTTATAATATAAGTAATATATTCTATTATAAATGGATTCAGAATCACCTATTGTAACACATATAAAAACGCAACCCTCTTTTCTTTTTTATTCGGACAACAGAGAGTATCGGAAAACGATGCGATCCATCTTTCAGATGGATTCATGTGAAATAGCCCCATACTCAGATTTATCTGTCAACGAGATCGATAGTGATATAGACGAAGAATCAAAAGACGAGATGCAGTATGATATGAAACAAATGGATCAGTATTTGACAGAGTTATATGAAATCACCCAAAAAGAACCATTGTTTTTACAGTTATACGTAAAAGCCGCCGCACAAATGTTATCCGAAGACCCTTTGATTGGTCAAGTTGTGCTATGTTCGTATGATTATTTCAATCTGTATTTCTCATGCATATGGTTTTATCTTCACGGTGGCAAAACATCCCTTAAAGGATCTGTAGAATATACGCGTTTAGCAGAAATATTAAAATGAGGGATAGAGATATAGCAACATGGCTTCTACACGAAATAAGAACACACCCGGAAATTACGCTTTAGAAAAAAACCAATATATCCGAAGACACCAGGAAATTATGTATAACCATGCACCACAAGGTCAAGCATATTCAAGAAATTTTGCCGGGAATGGGCTATTAATGGGAAGAATGGCTGGGCGTGATTTAGCAGACAATGATACCCAGATCGAGTCGGCTTTACTAGGAATTGGTTCAACCAATCTCGAGAACCCATTGCCGAAAGTAGAACCTATGATTCATCAACACAAGAGTTTGAATGTGATCAGTCGAGTTCCAATGATACTTCCTTTGCCACATATGCCCGAAACAGAACACCGTCCCATGTATTTGAACTAGAACGAAAACTAGAACACAAACACAAACACAAACACAAACACAAACACAAACACAAACACTATTACAAAATATATTCTGGATCAAAAATCCGATCAGTATCAATACAGATCTTTTTCACTTCTGTATTGCTACGTAATGCATTTAAGATGGCATAACTAAAAGTAGAACCATTTCCATTGTATGGGTTCACATTCCCTACGAAGACACCGTTACATTGTTGCCCGATAATCAAATCCAAAATCGCATTTACATCCCGTCCTTCAAATTGTGTTTTATCCATGAAATGGAATTTGTAACCGTGGTCGGACATGTATTGTGTAATTGCATTGTCCTGGTCCGAGGATAGTAATATAGTAGTTGTGTCGGGTGAAATATGTTGTTGAATGATTCTTATGTATTTTTGTTCTAGGATAGATTTGTATAAGCCGGGATCAATGTTATTAATATTCGCCCAGAATGGGATCGCGTCATTTTCTATACGCAGATGAATCACATTGTAACACGAAGCGTGTAATGATTCCATAAAATGTTGAGTTGCCTCATAAAACCTTGGTTGAAACGAAATGTTGTTTAAAATATCATGGAACGAGTCTACTTGATTTTTGGCGTGACGGATATTCGTTCTACAAGTAGTAGGTAAATGTGAAAACTGTTTAAAATCTAGTTTGATTGGTTCTAATTTTAACATAATATATTCATCGAGTAGTGTTTCGTGTGTATGTCCATTCAATGTGTACGTTACATAAACATGCTTAAGAGTACCGGGTAGAGGATCACCGTTTTCACATAATGTATTCAAATTTGTTCCAATTGGGATTTCTAGTACATTGTCGTGTACAAACGTAGATTTTACAAGTTCTGTGATATCGGTAATATGATGTGGTCTTAATCCGAATTCAACACGATTGATTTCAAAATGCACATTGGATGTAGGGACGATTTGAACTTCATAAGAAGCCAACCATTTATTCATTTTCGGGATATCTAAGACTATTTGTGATAAGCAATATGAACCGCTATTATAATCACATAGAAAGTCGGATAAGATGATCGTAGAAAATCCCGGGAAGGTTTTCCCGATCAGAAGACTGTTTGCCAACGAATATAATTGATTACATAGACCAAGCCCATGATCTCCGAATTTACAATAAATAACTTGTTCTTTGAAAGAGTGGTCGACCGTATTTTTGTAAACGTCAGGGGTATATGGTATTTCATATAAATGTCTTAAATCACACACATTGAAAACTAGAGGATTATTTTGCATGAGCCAAAATTCGGCATCATATTTTTGTTTTAATTCGGTTACACATAATGAACGAATATAATCAGCGGTGGCCCACCAGAAGTTCCCGGAATAATGAGGCGGATTTTCTTGATGAAAGCATTTTTTTCTATATAAACAACCAACCGTATCATAAATATCCAACAACGATAAACACTGTTCATGGTTCGTTACAAGCGAATAGAGCATGAAATGTATCCATGAAAATATACCACCTATGTATATACTGTTTTTTTTATGTGAGACGCCTTTCGTGTGCAAGTAGAAGATTTTATATTCTGGATGGATTTTTGCGAATTGATGCAACGATCGTAGTGTGCAATTTTCAAAAAGAGTTGTGTCTTGTGAGTGATTTTGGATGATTATTTTTTCATGGAGTTTTGAATAGATGGATGTATCCAGTGGTAGTCCAACGTGGTTGACAAACAAAACATCTAATTTATCGATAAGCTTTGAGTCGATAATATAATGTAGCAATTGCAACAAGACTTCATCCTTCCATTCGCTCGTGTAAGTACTGTGGAGAAAACACGCATTTTTTGATTCGACAATCATTTGGTTGGTTATAAAATATATTGAGAATGATATGTTTATATATTTTACTGATTATGACTTTTCCGATCATAAGACAATCTCCTATTTTTTCATCCGTTTTGTGATGTTGTGTTTCATTTGAGACATATTTCGAAAGGTCATATTATGTTTTGAATTTATCGCTGTGTTATTTAGTATTAGTTCTACCACTGGTTCTAGATCTACCACTGGTTCTAGATCTACTACTGGATCTACTACCGGTTCTGGATCTACTACCGGATCTACCACCGGTTCTGGTTCTACCACCGGTTCTGGATCTAAGTGAACAATTGCTTTTATTTGTTGCATTATATCGTTATTCTGATTCGTATTGATAGGAGGTAATTCATCACACTTCTCCACAGTCGTATATATTCTTTCCGATAGGATAGTATATGACTTATCGGGTTTAATTTCAATCGGAATTTTCACAATGGCATAAATATGGTTCATTTGATTTGCATAAAAAATCAGAATACATTTATTTCGATTTTTCGAGAAAGTATATAATTAGAAGGTCATTTTGGTAGAAAGAGATTCTTTACGCATTCCTTTACAAGCATTTATAGAAAGTTCTTCGCGTTTTTTACGTGTTTTTGTTCCATCTGTAGTATTTTCGATCGCAGGTTTCCGTTTGATTGTATTCAGACGCACGTTCATATCTTTTTCAATGACATCAAAATGGTTCACAATATATTCTAACACTTTGTTTACAATCGCCCATTTGAAAAAATGAAGTTGACCGATAGTCGTTTCGATGCTCGTATTATCTTTGTATGGTATAAGGACACGGTCTTTTCTACAATAAGGGTCGAACATTTGTTTGGAATAGCTGTCTTCTGTAGATTTGTAGTTCGTCCATACAAAAAATCTACGAATTTCTTGTTCTTGTTCTTGTTCTTGTTCTTTTTTGATTTCATAAGCAGTAAAATGCTGTTTCGCATAATTTGTAACAAACCAATTGACTAATCGTATAGAGAGCTTTTTTGAGTTATGTTCTACAACATATTCCCGGTTTATGATTTGTTTCAGTGTTTCTAAGTATTCTTCGTTTTTGTAAAAATCTAATAATGTTGTCAATAACCACTGATTTTGTGTATACATAGAGGATGATGATGTTGTTGTATGTGTTCTTTTTTTAAGTTTCTTTTGGTTAAAGTTATTTAAACCGATGAAGATTTCAAAACGCACCCTTTGGGCGTTTTTATCTCTTTATCAGTCACGACCCTTGTAGAATATAAATCCGCTGTGCTGATTTAATTCTTCAAGGGTTTAAATCTCTGTGATGGACACTGGTTCTGGTTCTGGCTCTGGGTCGGAGTCTTCTTCACACATAGAATCCGCTTCTAGAACGGGGCTAGGTTCTTGCACAGGCACAGGTTCAGGATCTTCAACAGGTTCTTCGACTGGATCTGGTACAGGTTCTTGCACAGGTTCTTCGACTGGGTCTTGCACAGGCACAGGTTCTTGTACGGGTTCAGGTTCAGGTTCAGGTTCAGGCACAGGTTCAGGCACAGGTTCTTGTTCTTGAACAGGTTCAGACACAGGTTCAGACACAGGTTCAGACACAGGTTCAGACACAGGTTCAGGCACAGGTTCAGGCACAGGTTCAGGCACAGGTTCTTGTTCTTGTTCTTGAACAGGTTCTTCATCTACAGGTTCAGGCACAGGCACAGGTTCAGGCACAGGCACAGGTTCAGGCAAAGGTTCTTGTACAGGTACAGGCACAGGTTCAGGTTCAGGTTCTCGTATGGGTTCAGGTTCAGGTTCAGGTTCTCGTATGGGTTCAGGCTCTTTTATAGTTTCTAAACTAGGCTCTAATTCAGGACTAATTTCTAATTCTGGACTAGGTTCTAATTCAGGACTAGGTTCTAGCACAGTGTCTGAATCTCGTATTAATTCAGATCCCGATGGACCTGATACACCGGTAATACCGGCGGACCGGATTGTTTGTGACACTTCCTGTTTTTGTTTTTGCTTTTGCTTTTTTACTACATTCGGTTCAGCTTCACTTTCAGGTTTAGACCAAAATTTGCGGAAACCCGAAAAAATGGAATACATTATACAATCTCTACATAAAAAACTTTATATTTTTTTTTGAATATTTGTATAAAGGGTTTTTTAATTTTCGAATATGGATTCTACATCAAACGATACAGGAATATTTCGACTATTTCTAGGATTGACAAAATGTATTTGTGTCTCGTGGTCTGTATCAAGACCGTTGCAAATATCATCGATATCTGGTTGGTAGTCTTCGAGTTTTCTCTTCATTTTATCAAATGTAGGAGGATTCGGAATTTCAAATAAAGTATACACCTCTCTGCATAATGCGCAACATGGATCTTTGCTACTGTGATAACAAGTGTCTAAGTAGGTCATTATACAAGTATCACAATAAATGTGATTGCAATTTGTTTTTATTTTTTGTTCTTTATGGATTGGTTCATAACAAATCGGACATTCACATTCTCCGTCTTTGTCTTCAATCACTTTATCAATGGTATATATCATGATATTGTTTAGTGTTGTATCTGTATTTGTAAAATAGTCATCAGATGAAATACTTACCAAACTTGGAAGGGAATCGTAGTCTGTCTCGAGATCTTGTAAAGACAATGGTTCAAACCCTATTTCCTCTTCAATGTTCCAATCAAATACACTTATCTCTTGTAGTGTGGAAGATGGTGTGTAACTTTCCCATGGGAAAGGTTGCAAAGGGAAAGAAAGTAGTTCATGTGATTGGTGTTGGGTTTGGCTCATTATTCGTGTTACTTTGATTTGGATATGTTCTTTAGGTTGTTTCCAAAAAGAATCATCAATTTTTTACTATTCCTGCCATGCCAGACAGGATATAAAGACGTTTTGTGAAAAATTGATATAAAGATGGATGTACATACAACACTATATTTGTAAAGTGTATTATGTCAGAAACTACAACCGTGAAAGAACCCACCAAAACAAAAACAAAAACAAAACCGGTAAAATGTCTAGGAAAAGATCGTAACATGAATCCATGTCGTTGTACTGCATTGGTAGAGTCAAATAGTCGATTTTGTAAAAACCATCAATATATGGAAACATATACAGACGAAGAGCTACAAACACTCACACTTTGTTCAGGATGTAAAAAGGCACACTATATGGAAAACAAAAAAATATGTGAGAAATGTAATGATCGTGGGAAAACAAATCGGCTCGAAGCGAAAGCATCTACCATTTCTTGTGCGGTTGAAAAATGCAATTCAAAACGTTCTGAACAAAATAAGTATTGTATGATTCATCAAATTCATGTATGGATCGATGAAGTTCATGCAACAGATCACATTCCTTGTACACAGTATATTCGAGGTTGTAGAAATATATTACCTAACGATTCTACATTCAAACGTTGTGAAGATTGTCGAAAAGCAGAACGAGACAAAGATAAGGAAAAACGAGATGCAGCAAAACAACAAAATCAATCTCTGTCTCTAGAAAACAGTGCTTCAAAACATTGTCATACTTGCGGGAAAAAGTTTCAAAAGGACTTCTTTGTTGGAGAAAAAGGACAAGAAACATCTACATGTAAACATTGTCGAGCAAGTGACAAAAAACAAAATAAAAAACGAGACAGAGAGCATCGTCGGGAACAAGGAAGAAAGTATGATGCAAAAGAGTCTCGTAAAAGGCAACAAAAAGAATGGAAATCGTCTAATTGGTACAAAGTAGTTCAAGCATGGAAACAATATCGTGTTCGACAAAGAGAAAAAAACGAAAAAGAATTTCTACAAGTAAATGCAAAAAATGCAAAATTATGGCGTACAAACAATCCAGAAGCAGTACAAGCACAAAATGAACGAAACAAAATCAGTCAAGGTTATCAGTACAAAGTGTATATACAATCCGCCAAACATCGTAATATTCCATTTGAAATATCTATGGAAGATTACAAATCAGTCGTAGAACACCCCTGTTATTATTGTGGCATTGTCAACGAAAAACGTGGATTTCATGGTATGGACCGAAAGAATAATGATTTGGCGTATACAAAAGGAAACGTGGTAGCCTGTTGTTCAATGTGTAATTATATGAAAGGAACGTTGTCAGAAGAGACATTTATCGAACGGGTGTGTCATATACTTTCACATTGTCGAAAAATAGTAGTGGAACATCGTTATCCGGATGCATTCAAAAATTACAATGGATGTACATACAATGATTATCGATTGCGTGCAAACAAACAGAACCGGTGTTTTGAACTAACACAAACTCAATTTCATCAACTTACGAAAGCACCTTGTTATCTATGTGGGAAAGAATCAAATCATCATCATTGTAATGGTGTAGATCGTAAAGAAAATACAAAAGGGTACACCATAGAAAATAGTTATTCTTGTTGTGGTGGATGTAACTACATGAAAAATCATTTTGATTTTGATTCTCT